CGTGGCCGGAGCCTGGTTACTGCCGGAAAATAGGCGGCTGGCATTCGTCGGCTGATAGTAACGCCCGCGCCACTGAGAACTAAAGTATCCGATCGGGTTCTGCGCCATTTAGATTTTCCTCCACGGGGCTCTGTGTTGAGGGCCTTTCGGCAGGGACGGCCTAGGCACCCTTCGTCTAAGGCCCGACACCTGCTCCGCCGTTCGTGAGGATCGACGACGTATCCGAGACATTCGTGGCCCCGGTCGGAACGCCGTTCGGTCGAACAATTGGCGCATCGGGGATGATCGATGGAGCCGGCGCGTTCGACGGCTTGGCGACGATACGGATGACGCCAGCTACCGATACCGCCATCCCCGCGCCGCCGGCATAGATAGCGGCGTGCTTCGGGTCGAGCAGGGCGAGGAAGGCGCAGATGCCCGAGAGCCCTCCACCGACGATATACGAAGCGAGCGCGTACCAATCGAGTTTAGATAACGTTTTCATGCCCGGAGTACCGAGAAGTCAACAAGTAGCACGCTTGCATCCTGGACGTAGCCCATATACGCGTCGGTCCATTGCCAAAGGGCGTACCCCTGTGCTCGGTACGAGTCGATCTCGACCTCGCTCGGCCGGTAGTATTCCCCCGCCTCGTCGTACTGAGCCACCCATTTCGGCGTCGTCAGGTCGGCGTAGTTCGGCATATTGGATAGCTGGGCGTAAGTAATCGCGTTCTTGCCGTAGGCCGTCTCCCAATGCTCGACTCCGAGTTCGTACTTGGCATAAAACCCTTCGCAATCGACCATCGGAAGAATGGTTGCGGGCGGAAGCGTCTTGACGAACTGCGCGAAGGTCAGCGCCTGCGCGTTGGCCTGGTCGTTCGTCAGGAAGTCGTAATAGGCGAAGGCGGTATTATGGCTGGCGCAGCACTTCGCAAAGGCTGTTGCGAGCGAGTCGATATAGGTGATCCCCTGCGCTGCCTTGATAAAGACGCCTACGATTTCGTCGTCGGCGTTCGTCAAAAGCTCGTTGAGCTGGCCGACTGACTGATACTCGCTGACGTCGAGGACGATCTGCATTATGATTTCCTCCGAAGTTTCATGGGACCACCTTCCAGATATGTTCGCCGACGGTCGTGCAGACGACGATGAAGATTCCGATAGCTACGCTCCAGAAGTTACGCCATGCCACCGCTTTCGCAGCCTGAGCTTCGGAGCGAATCTCGGACGTATTCTCGATTACCGTATCTAACTTGATGCTTATCTCCGCCTGGCTAATTTCGAGTGTACGCATTCTGTCCTCCAGCGTATCCGCTTGACGTTCAAGTCGTAACACCCGATTTTCAAAGATCGTCAGAGGGTCGCTCCAACGTCGTGAACCCACATTCTCATCCGACACCGGTTCCCTCCGGTGGAGTGGTTGCCGCAGCAATAGAGACCGCGGCTTGTGACGAAAGTGACGTTGCGCGCTCGCTCGCTAGTGTCTCTTTTAGCGTGCCGATATCTGTAGCTTGGGCTCTGAGTGCGGCTTCGAGCCTGTCGATCTTCTCGTCTTGCCGGCTCACACGTGAGTTGGTATTGACTTCGATCGTTTGGATGGTATTTTTCGCCTTCGTGAGGACGTGGATCGCATACCCCACCATAAGCGCGATACCGCCTTGAATCAGGAGCAACCATACGCTATCGCTCATTTCTGACCGTTCCGTATGGCAAGCGCGAAGAAGAACGCCAGCATGGCAAAGAGCGACACCAGGCCGAGAATCCCCAGCCCAATGACGAGCGATATGCTGGCGTCCGGCATCACGGCTCCTATCCTACGCCCCCGCCACAGAATCCATCGCCAGGCTCATTCGGGAAGGGCCGCTCGCCCGCCTTGAGAGGGTTTACTCGGCAAGCCCTAGGGTGTTAAACTAAAGTTATCGGAAGGAGCCTCTTATGAACCGCCTACTTGCCGCCCTCGGGCTTGAGATCTCGCTGGCCGCCTGTGCCCAGCCGAGCGCGCTTCCACTGGCTCCTTCGCGCGCCGCTTTAAGCTTCGAACCGCAAACCGAGACCGCTGTGACCTTCACTGTTTGGATGACGCAGGCAGAGATCGAACGGGCGCAGATGGTTGTGTTCACCTTTTATACACCTCATGGTTTTTGGCAAACCGGCATCGCCGAGCAAAAGGGACTAACGACCTATGCAGGTTGCAATCTGCATCAAGGTTCCGAGTATGGGTGTCAGTGGACGATGCGCTTCGCCTTGCGCCCGTGGAAGCTCGTCGTCGGGCGGTTATGGATCAATGGGAAGTCGAAGGGGGATACGCGTTTTACCAATCTGCCAGCGGAATCGGTCTACACGTTCACGTTGCGATAAAGGCTTTAGTAGCCGCACATTTGATAGGCATACGTTTGCCCGTTTACCGTTGGGGAAATGAGCATTGAGTTGCCGCTAACGCCCGTGACTGTGCTAGTTGCTCCCGTAGTTACGTCGTTAGCCGTTGCCATTGAAACGCCCGTGGAAAAGATCGCTGCCGTAGCGGCGGTAAGTGTAATAGTTGTGCTCGCACCTCCTGCTACGACGGTATCAACGATGCAATGAACGGTAGAGTTGGACGCGACCCCTGTATGCGTGTAGGTGGGCATAAGATAGCCTTGCGTGGTAGTGGAGTTCGAAAGGGCGGCGGATTCAATCTGCGCGGAGGTTGCGAATACGCCAGCAGATGAAAGACTAGCGACCTGCGTTAGATTCACATTCCAAGCATAATTGTCGCTCGATGGAACCGCCCAACTCATAGTCCCAGCAGCAAATTCCATTTGTGCATTCGCGGTTCCCATATTTATGAGCCCGGTGCTTGCCGTCAGGGTGGTTGAAGATAACCCAAGGACCTTGCTGCTGTTTATATCCCAGGCGTAGGTATCGCCCGATGGAATATTATAAGTTGCGGTGCTCGCCGTCGTAACCCCAAGGTCCTGCGTATAGACTTTCGAGGAGCCGCCGAGCCAAAGTTCGCCCTGTGTCGACGATTCAGAGCCGCTCAAGTCCCCAGCCGCAACACTCGACGAGGGTGAATTCCCCGAGCCCGCTTCGATATAACCGAGCCCTGCAATCGCTCCGCCGCAGGTTGCCGAGAACTTCGTCGTGCTGTTTACCTTGACGTTAAAGAGCGTATCGGTTGCGAGGTGGCATGCCGTCGAGGTATTGAAAACAAACCCGGTCGTCGTCGTCGAGTTTGTCGTGGCGGTAAAGGTTAAGGCCGTCGAACCGGCCACGCCGCCGCCATAGCCATTCGTCGGAGCAGAAGCACCGTCAACCGCTAATGATCCTGAGAAGGTCGGCTGATTCGTCACTGCAACTGAAGGCGATGGCGCCGCGCCGGTCACGACGATATCGTTCCCCGCGCCAATGCTCGTAATGCCCGTAGAAGTCGCGCAGATGGGAACATCGAGGGTTTGCGAGGGCCAGGTGCCCGTATAGGCGGGAGCCGCACCGCAGGCCGTCGCCGTGGCTGCGGGAGAGGGCTGGGCGGTCGCGGTGCCGCCGTTCGCGACCGAGAGCGGCAGCGACGGTCCAGGCGATGCGGTCGGGCAAACCGGGACGTTGACGACTTGCGAAGGGAATGAGCCTGTATCGGCTACCGCTGCTCCGCAGGCTGTCGCCGTCGCGCTCGGATTGGGAGAAGACGTTCCCGTGCCGCCGTTGGCAACCGTCACCGGGACCGGCAAAGGCGAGTTCGTTGCGCTAGGTGTCGCGCATCCCGAGGGAATCTGAAGCGTTCCCGAGGGGAAGGCGTTCGACCAGGCGGGCGAAGCGGCGCAAGCCGTCGCCGTTACGGTAGGGTTTGGAGAGGCCGTGCCGGTGCCTCCGTTGGCAACCGTTACCGGAACCGGCAGTGGAGAATTCGTCGCGCTGGGGGTAGCGCATCCGGCGGGAACCTGAAGCGTCCCGGATGGAAACGCATTCGACCACGCAGGGGAGGCCGCGCAAGCGGTTGCCGTGACGACCGGATTCGGAGATGAGGTTCCGGTTCCACCATTGAGCACACTTACGGGCACCGGAAGAGGCGAATTCGTCGCCTGCGGTGGGATTGCCGATACCCCGTTACTGCAACTTCCCGTTACCGTCACGCTCCCGGAAGAATAGGTCGTATCTGCGACCTTAACGTAATAGTTCGATCCGAGGATGACCGTCAGGGAACCGGAGTTCGTAAGTGTATTCGCATACGTTGGGACTCCTGGTGCGTAGGCCCACGGCGGATTCACATAGGTCCCGCCGGAGGTTTGAGCGACCGTCACCGTAAGAACGCCCGTCATGCCGGTCGGCATCGTAAGCTGAAACGTACTCTGTCCGCTCGTACAATTCCACGTATTGCTTTGGCTGCCGGCGGTGAAACTGAACGTCGAAGGACCAACGATCTGCGCCTGGGCGGCTACCAGCGACCCGAGCATTACCGCGACTATCGCAAAGATCGCAGCGAAGAGTTTCATACGCCTCCTACGTTTCCAAAACGGAATACAAGAACGAAGTGAGCGAGAGCGCGGCCCCATCGACCATGTTGACGGTATTCAGACCGATGCCGTAACCGCCCCCAGCAAGCCCCACCTGCACATCCATGACGACCGTCATTCCGTCGCTCTGATAGATGCGGGCGAAGCTAGCGGTGCCGGATGCGACATTCGTTCCCGAGGCGATCGGATTGGCCGTAAGAACCCCACCTGTAGGCGGCCCGAAAGCCGTCGCACTAAACCGCAATGTCGAGAGAAGCGTATTCCCCGAGAGTGCCGTGTTGGCGTTCACGGGCTGACTGCCCGAAAAAACCTGGATGCTCCCGTTATTGCAAAGCGGTGCAAAGGCCGTTGCCTGAGCATTCGCTGCTGTATCGGAGATGTTCGCGATCTGCGTCGGGGGAACGACGGAATACACTTCCGGGATGGTATACGTCAGACTCACGATCCCGACCGAATCCCCCATCGTGATCGAAACCGTATTTAGGACCAGCGCGAACGTCGCCGAAATACCGACCGGAAGATCCATGACCACGGTCGTCCCGTCGCTTTTGAACACTCGAGCGAAGGTCGCCGTCCCGCTCGCCCCGGCGGTTCCCGAGGTGATGGTGTTGGCGGTCAAGACCCCGGCCGTAGGAGCGCCGAAAGCCGTCGCCCCGAAGGTCAAGGTCGCGAGCAGCGTATTGCTGCCTCCGGTCGCCGTATTCGCATTGGCCGGCTGTGGACCGGAGTAAATCTTGATCGGGCCGCTGTTACAGAGTGGGGCGAAGGCCGTGGCCTGCGTATTGGCGGTGCCGTCTGACAGGTTGGCGACGAGGCTCATACCGCTCCCACGTTCGTTCTTAGCCCGTCCCGGTCCCCGCTACCGTCGATTCGGCCTGGGTAATAGCGGCTTGCCCGAAGTTCGACGCCCCACCCAGGATATAGAAATTCGAGACCGAGGGCGAGAGCAGAAGCCGACGCGCGACGGCATCACTCGTTCCCTGGTAGTAGTTGGCGAGTATCTCGATCGTCTTCTTCTGAGCCAACGCCGCGATTTCGACCTGGACCCGTTTGGCATCTTGAATGCTCGGCGAGTTCGCAAAGCCAAAGAGTTCGAAGTCCGTCGAGGTTTCGATAAGCTGCTGAAGGTACGAGATCGCCATTTGGTTATTGAAGCCGTAGAGCGTCAGAATCACCCGGTCTCGGCAAAGCTGCGAGCTCGCAAGGGCGTGAAGCGGGTCGCTTCCCGAGCCTGAGATGGTCTGTCCGGGCCAGGGACCGATGACCGGGAAGGCTCCAAGTGTAATCGTCCCGCTTGGCTCAACGTGGGCGACGACGTAGGGCGGGCTGATATTGTCCGGCACCAAAAAACTCGGGTAGACGCTAACCGTCAAGCCATTGTAGACCGTTTGCGAGAGCCAGATCGGCAGGCTGTTCGAGACGATCGGTCCCGCCGGCAGGTCCGCTGCGCTCGCGATGATCTGCGTCTTGAGGGCTGGGTACACCGCGAATCCATTGTAGTGCCAAATATCGGCCTCTTGGAAATAGTTCCCGCGCTGCGCGAAGGCGACTTGAAGCGTTTCGCCTGATCCGGAAATCGGCCACGAGCCTATCCACATGGTCTGTGGATTTACGTTATTGAATTGCGTTATCTCGACTTCGCTATTGAGGATGACCTGGTTCGCCCCCAGGGTTTGGTCCTCGTCGACGATGCGATCGGTCGCATAATGCAGAGCTCCGGTCGCCGTAAGTGGAGCATTATTCGTCTTGACCCAAAAGACCGACCCATCGACGGCGAACTGCCACTTCTGATACTGCACGAATTGGACTTGCTCGTGCGCGGAGATGAGCTCGATTCCGGCATCGAGAACGGCCTGCTGTTGGCTCTGCTGACCGAAGCCTTCCGCTGCGCTTGGCATTAGACCGCCGCTCGAAGGTCAACGATTGCAAGTTGCCAGCGCCCGCCGATCATCGCCCGGACGAGGTATCCGGTTGGTGTCCGGTCGTAGACTTGGAACCCCTCTGCGAGAGCCTCTTTGAGCGATCTAAACACCCGCAAGCCTGCCGTCATGGTTTATACAGGGCACGGAATGAGGCTCGATAGAGGCCAGTCGCAATAAAACTCGGCCGGGCCTTGTTCTTCTTCGCATACGGGTGTTTCTTGCGCGGGTTCACGCCTGCAACCGCAGCCGCAGAAACGGGCGTCCCCGTAAGTGCGACCGAGAGCCGGTTCATTTCGTTCGCATCGAGGAATCCGCGGAAAGCTGCTTCGATCTGCTGCTCGGCGTCGAACATCGGATTCCGTCCGACCGTTCGCCCATTGAGTCGATCCTGGAGCGCATTCGCCATGCTGTTAGCAAGAAATCCCGCGATCCGTTCTTGCTTCAAGATGTAGAACGTCTGCATCACGTGATATTGGCTCTCGAGAATCTCAGCGACGTCGCCGGTCGTAACGCTACTGCTCTTGAACGCTCCTGGATTGATTCCAGCTTTCCGTAGCGATGCCTGAGAATATGCAACGTCGAGGGTTCCGAATTGGAGCGTCGGCATCTACGATAAACCCCACACAGTTGGCCCGTAGCTCTGCTGATAGCCAAGATACTCTCGCCCCCAAGGCGTCTTGAAGAAGCCGAGTTGCGTAATCGTTAGACCTGCGGCCCACTTCGGTTGCGCGATCGTCGAGCTGTCCGTAACGTCGGAGGTCGAAATGATGAGTCCCGTCGACGGCTGGATGAGATTGTATCCGGTATTCGGTGAGCGAGCGTCTTCGAAGTACTTCTGCCCAGTTTGGTCCGGCGTAATCATAAACAGCAGGTGAGTCGCCGCATTATACACCGCCAGAGTGTAGAGAATCCCCACCCCGCAAGGCGGATTGAGGACGAGCGTGAGCGCCTGCGTGAGCGCGTATTGGGGCCAGGGAGAGGTCGTCGGCAGGGCGGAAGTCGGGATTTGAACTGACGTATTGAGGAATCCCCAGAAGTCGACGATGTTCGGGGTGTTCGGCCAGAGAAAGCCGCCGTTACTTGGCTGCTCGTCCCCGACCGCCGTAACGGTCGCAGGCGCCTGGAAGACCGCTCCCGCTCCCGTGACGCTCATTTACCCGACCCGGCGCTCCCGCTTGCCGGCCTTCTTGCTGACGGTAATCGTCTTGTTGACCCCGCCCTTCTGGCCGCGTTCGGTCTCAAGACTTTGGATTTGCTCGATATGCAACGTCGATTCTTGCTGCGTCTGGCGCAGAACGCGCGCGACTTCCGGCTGAATGTTCGGCGGGATGGTCGCGCAGCCGGCAGCCTCGGCTTCACGATCCGAGATCGCCTGACGAATCGTTTCGTCGGCCTCGCGAGCTTCGTCGATCTTGTCGGATTTAATCGGTGTTTGAATCGAAAAGACGAGCGTCCGGCGCACCGGGCTCGTACCGGGAACGACGATCTTGATTCCACGAACCTCGGAATCGGGAACCGCGCCATAGCGTTCGAGTTGCTCGACGACCGAATCTTTCTGCGCTTCGGAAAAGTCGCCGGGGGCAAGGCGTACTTGGCTTCCCGGATAGATCGCTGCTCGGAACGATCGCGCATGTTCGGGGACGCGATACTCGAACCGGACGAGTTGGTAGCTGGGATTCGCGACGAGGATTTGCATTTATTCACTCCTACCGGAAGCAAGAAGGGCCCCGGCGATGCCGAGACCCTTCGGTTTTACGAGGAGCAGTCCCTAGTAGGGCATGGAGAGGATCACGATCGCCTGCGGACGCGGAGCCCAGCCGGACGTTACGCGCTGCATGGCGATGAAATCGACGCCTTCTGCGCCAATCGGTCCGGTGAGTTCGATCGGAGCCGCCGAGGCGGTGTATTGTAACGTCATCGCCGACATTTGCGGGGTGAGTTTCGCGAAGACGTTCGTGTTGATCGGCGCCTCGGGAATGACGGCTTCGGGAACGACCAGCAGAACCGCATCGTTTCCGCCTGAGGCTTTGCCAATCAGCGTATCGTCGTAGGCCCAAACGATATCGACGAGGTTCTCCTTGGCCGTTGCTTCGGTCGCTTGGCCGATCGTTGCCGTGCCGGCGCCTGGGCGCTGGTAGCTCGTGACCTGGATGATGCCCTGATACTGCCATTGGCCGATGACCCGCTGCGGAGCCAGGAAGACGACCTTTTGCGGCAAGCCGAGCGCGAACATCGCCTGCCGGATTTCCTGGACCTGCTGCATGAGATACAGGTACATCGCGCCGTTGTCGTAGGTAATGACGGTCGTATTCCCATACTGGTCCGGCGGTAAGGTGTTGACGACGGCGTTCGGCGTGTTGAGCAGCCCCTCGTTATTCGAGGCGTTGAAACCGTAGAGATTCGCACCGCGGATCGCCTGAGCGATCCCTTGCCGGGCGCCAAGTTGATAGGCTAGCGGAAGGTTTACGTTCCACTCGCCGGCGTCGGCGACGTCGAGATGATTGTAGTTTTGGCGCGTCCGCAGAAGGTAGGCGAGCGTTTGGATATAGTCGAGCGTGATCGTCGCACCCGGCAGGACGTTTGCCGCAGCCTGGTTCGCGGCGACTTGCGTTCGGATATCGACGTGATTCTGGTAGACGACTTTATCGTTTTCGCTCAGGAGTTGGCGGAGCTCTCCGCCGCCCAAGTCCTCAACAAAGCCGGAAGCCTGCGCGGTCGTAACGATGAGATTCGGCTCGACGGCGCTGGGATGAACCAGGATTCGCTCTGGTGCTGAAATGGGCATTTACAAACTCCTCGTCAGATTTCGATGATCGCGCAGCAGCCAGCGGTCCCGGATCCACCGGAAACGCTCCAATTCGCGTTTCCGCCGGTAGCGTAGACGGTTTTTCCGTTGGCACTGACCGTAATGAGTTTTACCGTGCTCGGCAGCGCGTAGTTCCCGCCGGAGGTCGTGGTGATGCAGAGATTCGTCGTGTCCCAATAGAGCGCGACGTTCGCCTCGGCATCCGCCAGTCCGTTGAGAATCGCAGTGCTCTCTACCGCAACGCAAACCCGCGCAAGCGACCCGAAGCGAACGATGTTCAGCGACGATCCGACGGCGTATTGCGGCACGTTGGAGCTCGGCGTGATGATGCCGTTCATCGATTGATTGAAGATCGTAATGGCGTTGATCGTCGCGGCGCTAGTGGACGGGATGATGACCGGCCCCAGCATGTTCGAGTCGACGCCCTGGAGGTTGACTTGGACCGCAAGGCCGCCCCACAGAACCGTCGACCCGCCGACCTGAGCGCCTTCCCATTGATAGCGCATGGCCGGATCGTCTTGGGCGAAGCCTTGGACGTAGCCCTCCGTTTGCAGGAGGAAGCCGGACGAGATGTTCGTCGTGGCGTTTGGATTCAGCGTGATAGCCATGCTCGGTTAAAACCTTTCCGGCTTGACGAGTTTGCCGACGAATGACGGAGCGACGAACATTCCCAGACCCGCGCGCGAACTGCCGCTGTACTCGGTGCGCGTTCTGCCGAGTTCGTCCTTGGTAGAACGTGCGATCAATCGTCCGAGCATCGCCGAGTCGTTTCGCGTCGGATTCTTTGCCTCGGCGAGAACCTCTTGATAGACCGCGTCTTCCATGAGTCCGAACGCTTGCTCGGGAATCGAGTCGTTGAAGACGGCGTTTTTGTAGCGCGAGGCATCCGGCAGAAACTTCTGCAAGCCCGTTACCACACGCGCGGCGTAACGGTTCGGCCGCTCACCCGGATAGTGCTGCGGCGCTTTTTCACCGAGCATTCCGAACAGCGAATCGGCGCGGTGGAAAATCTGCGCGATCTTGTTGGCGTCTTCGTGGTTCATCGGCTGCTGGTTGGATTCCAGGGCCTTGATGGTCGCCGCCATTTGATCCATCCGCTCCTTCGAATCTTTCATCTCCGAAGCGATCGTCGCATTGACTTCGGCAACCTTCGCAGCTGCGGCGTCCTTGCGATCTTTCTCCTCTTTCTCAGCCTCTTCGTCTTCGGCCGAGTCGCACTTCGCACAGTCGGCCATCTCGCCGTCGTGCTTGGCTTTGTCGTGACGAGCGGCGCGGTCTTTCTTGTGACGATCTTCGCGCTCGCGCTCCTCTTCTTCGGACTCTTCCTTTTCGCCGGCGTCCATACGGCGCACGGCTTCGTGTTTGCGACGTCCGTCCCGGCGCTCTTTGTCGCGGCGCTCGGCGTCTTTCTTGCGCCGGTCCTCGCGCTCTTTCTCGAGCTCCTTCTCGGCGGCATCGGCGCGAGCCATCGCGTCGTTTTTTTCCTTTTCGAGGGCTGCCTTGTCTTCGTCCGTCACGACTTCTCCCTTTCCGATAACCGCCCCGGTATCGATCGCGTCGAGTCTTACCCCTAAGGGTGGCCCACCTTTGTCCCAGACCCCAGCTTCGCAGACCGCCAAATGGTCCAAGATTTGCGGTAGCCCCTCGTTGAGCACCGGGTCGGCGACACCTTCAAGTTTTTCGGGGATAGAACCTTTCGGGGCCGTAACACCGGGCGAGGTCGAGCGCAACGTCTTTTGCATCGCCTCGGCTGTGTCGGCATCGAAAATCTTGGCGATGCCCCAAACCTCATCACCCTTGACGTAAGGCAGCACGATCGAGCCAGCGGCGCGCTCGTTGTACTCCTTGCTATTGAGGCCCGAATCTTTGGGATGGAGCGCGACGACTTGCAGGCCGTTGCAGCGCGTTACGAATTCCGGCGAGGTCCAAAGCGCGGGGTCGCGATAGGCCCATTCGCCGAGCGAGTCACGCCAGGCCGCTCCGGTCCCGGTCACACGGACGTCGAACAACCAAAAATCGCCGTACTTCGTTGGGCTCGGAAGTTCGCCGTCGCGAATAGCTTCGGCGGCTTCGTGGTCCGTGAGATCGCCGAGTTCGGGCTTGGGGCCATTATCGTGTTTGAGAAATTCTTCAGCGACAGCTTTTGGGATGCCGAGATTGCTATGTCCCTCTAGGGCCGCATAGAAGGCTCGCCTCTGTTTTTCCGACACTACCGGCACGTCGCGGACCTTCGCTACCCCGAGCAACCGGCCCTCGGAAATGCCGAGACCCGGCTTTTTTAACCGGGCCTCGCGCGTGAATCCCCTGACTCATCGGAGTGGACGTATTATACCAAAGGGCGTTAGAAAAGCGAAACGGCCCCGCTTTCACAGAACGAATAGCGGCCCCGTCTAAACGAGCGCCGCTATCCCCTCGATCACCAGATGAACCACAGAGTCAGTCCCGGGGTCGAGTATAGCGCGACTAGTGAATCCCGACAAGCGGCCCAACGTGGCCGATGAGCCAGATCAAGACCACGATGCCGGCAATGGCCCAGACGATCCGGGGAGCAAAGGGCGGAACCCCGGGAATCATCGAGAGAATCCAGCTAACGATCGCCGCGATGACACAGACGACGACCAAGAAAATCAAGAAGGCGACGAGCAGAGAAAGCATCGGCGAGGCCCTCCTCGGGCCGTCACTCCCTACTTACCCAGAAACCGCCCGCTAGTCCTCCGGCCACGCCCAGGCCAGGATCGCCGCGCAAACCGACGCCCCACAGAGGCAGACGAAACCGGGGATGATGACCAGCCAGCCGATGAGATAGCGGGCGAATCTCACTCCGAGAGCGTTCCTTTGGCCCGTAGCGATTCCATCAGCCGAGCCTTAGCTTCGGGCATCGGCACGACACGCAGGCCGCGCGGGATGATCTTCGCGTAATCCTCTTCGGCGAGGCGGCGATGATTGCGGTCGCGGGCACGCTTGGCTTGCGGAGTCATGCGGTCGCGCCTTTCACCCAAAGCCGCCCTTTCGCCGTCAAGAGGTCTTCGGGAAGTCTTCCAGGGCTCGATATGTGTTCGTACCAGCACGAGCAGAAGGGAAGCTCGGCAACCTGTTCGATTTCGTCCATATACGGCCCGCCGCGCTTAATCAGCCCCTCGTTCATCGCCCAGGAGTCGCGAACCAAGAACAGTTTGCCTGAGCGTGCGAGGTGAATCGGACGGGCATCGTAAGAATGGTCCTGCTCGCCGCGGTCATGCCAAATTGCCGCGATCGCCCCCGAATCCTGAGCGACCACATGGGCGACTGAGGCTGCGAGCTTCATCCCTTGATCGATCGCGACGCGACGGGCCTCGAACTTCACCTGAGCGACCGGCTTGGCGATTTCCGAGGCCGCAGCGCGAAGGTCGGTCTCCGCCGAGCCGCCGATCGGAACCGACGTAATCCAGCCGGCGAACCGGTGCAATGTCTGCGCCTTGCGCTGCCGCTTGTTGATTTTAATAAGGTCGGCAGCCGCGAAGATTCGCCGGTCAAGCTCGGCTCGCAAGTGCGGCGCTACCCGGTCGATCGTGTACCGCAGGACCTCCGGGACCCGTTTTTTCACTCCGCCGCGTGTGACTTCGCGGTCGTAAATCGAGGTGAGGACGTCCCGCAGGAGCTTGGTGGATTCGGCGTCGGTCGGCGCTTCGAGGTCAAGCGCGGCATGGAGGCGGAGCATCCACTCCTGGAGTTCGGCGTCCGAGGGTGGCCCCGACTCGGCAAAGCGTTTCAAGCCTTCAAGCAGCAGGGCGCGGAAACGCGAGCTCACCTGTTAACTCGTCGAGCGACCTTTGCGGCTTTGGATTTCGCTCGCCGCGCCGCCTTACGCTTGTCTCCCGGGGCTCGCTGCTTGGGTCTCGGCTTGAAGAAGTGCTCGGTGACGCCCGTCATCATGTGCGCCGGGAGTTTGCGGTCGCAACAGGTTCCATCGCCTTTACATTGGCTCATGCGGCTTTCGCTTTCAACGAAGTTTTGTTTCCTTTGCGGCGCTTGCCCGTATTGAAGTACGCGCAGACCGTGAGTTCCCGCAGGCAGCGCAGGCCCGTAAAGCCGCACTTGCAGCGATAGATCGATGAAGCCTCCGTCATGCTTTCGGCAGCGTCTTGCCGGCCAGGTAGGCCGCAATCACCTTTTGCGCTTGCTTGTGAATCTGCGAATCCGGCGGAAAGACGCCGCATTCGAGCACCCAGCGTGAGGTCTGTACCCGGTGCTCGTCGGTGCCGTGCTCGGCAAGTGGGAGAAGCATCCGCGGGGCGAGCGTGCCTTCGGCCATGCCGTTTTCATGGAGCGTGAGCGTGTCGGTCATTTCGTTTCTTTCTCCTGAGCGGGATATGATCCGGCGCTCGGCTTGCGGTCGTCTTCGGTGTCCTGATCGACGGAAATCGTCGGAATGCGGGCTACCGGAACGGGCAGAATCGGCGTCGACGCAACCGCGGGCTTCTCGGGTTCGACGATTGCCGATGTTGCAGGAACGGCTGCGGCATCGCGGCCTTTGGTCCAGCGCGCATCCAGCGCGGCTTTCATGGCGGGGGTCATGGGTTTCTCCTTTACGCCTTGCCGGAGCGGTAGTCGAGGCACGGCTGGCACTTAGTTCGCCCCGTAACCGCCGGACCACTGTAACACCGCGTGCACAGCCCTAGGCGCTTGGCCGCGGCGCGTTTGCCCTTGGCGAATTCTCGCATCTGTTTGAGGCGCTGGAGGCGGGTCACGGGCTACTGTATCCCGCCACGTATTTCGGCGGGATCACACTCCACAATGCTCAAGGTTAGCCGCTGGTTTCCTTCCGAACGCGGTAGGGCGTCGAAGTCCTCGTCCGTCCATTGTTGCAGAGCGTAGATGATCGCTTGGCGTGCAGTCGGAGCCTTGACGGCTTCAATCTTTCCGCCGAGCCGAAGGTAATAGTGCCGTGAAGTCGGTCTTATTCCCATGCGGCAATACTCTCCAGCTTCCCGTCCTTGTCGAATGTCAGCTCTGCAACAAAGCCAACGTACCCATCGGAAACCTCGATAATCTTGCCTTCATCCGTCTCTTCGATATTTGGCGTGATTGGAGATTTCCAGCCCGCAGCAGACTTCAAGGGTTCGCGGGTTACGATCTCTTTGATAATCTCGAAGTCCGAGCGTGGTTCCATCGCCTCAGTATAGCGTATCCCGTGGCGTATGTATAGCGTATCTAGGATGCGGCGGAAAACGGCCGCACTTTCCCGGGAGGTTCTTCCGCCTGTTTGCCCTGGAGCTTCAGCGCCTCGCTCGCCTCTGCGCGATTCTCCTCCAGGTACGTCTTGAGCTTCTCGCTGTCGATATCCAGCCGCCCAACGAACAGGTCTTCAAGCTCGTTCACGTTCGCCGCCAGAAAATCAAAAAAGTTCGCCTTATTTTCGGGGTCCATATCGGGAACCATCGTTTCGGCAAGTGCTACCAAGGCTTTGAGTTTGACGTCGGCGGTCTTGCTCTTTTCCGAGTCGGGCTCAGTCAGAAGGTTCGGCCAGGTCGCTTTGAACGAGCGCACCCAATTGTGAAATGCCGTCTCGAACGGAATCTTCTTGTACTCGGGGAAGTCGACAAACAGCGTCTCGTAGAACTCGGGCGTCCACGCCTGCCGCATGACGATCCGGTCCATAAAGTCGTATGCGCCTTGCATATCCGCTCGAATGTACGTGAGGTAGGCCGCCTCTTTCTTCGCATCTTCGGAGCCTTCGTGAAACTCCGCGCTCATGGTTTCCTGAGCGATAAGGGTCGCCGGCATCCCCGCAGCCGAAGCGATGTTCTTTAAAACGTTGGTGCGCGGCGTCGTCATCGCTTTGTCGACGTTCTGCATGTTGAGCGTTTCGATCTCTTCCGACACGCCGATCGCGAGCACTTGGCCCGTTACGCCGTCGCGCAGCTTGCCGCGCTTCCACCCGAACATCGCCTGCATCACGTTGTCGATAATGCTTCCCGGCTGCTCCATCTTCGCGACCAGCAGGCCCGCTTTTTGCGTCACCATTTGATCGGTAATCATGGTTTGCAGGAACGTCTTGAGCGGGAACAGCGGGCGCTGATAGATCGACCGCCCAACGAACCCAAACGCCGAACTCGACCACTCGATGTAGAGCGGCTGCTCGTTCATCTTCACGAACACTCTGGACGGGTGCCACTTCTTGCCGCTCACATGGAGAAAGCCCGACGGTTTGAGATACATCGGCGAGTTCGGGTCTTGGTTCAGAACGAGTGATCCCGCCGTGTTGAGCGGATCGAGCGTGTTGAAGAAGAGGTCGGCATCCGCGAGTTTGCTTACATCGAGCGGTTTCTCGGGGTCGACGCCCTGCTCGCCAATCCCCAGCGATGCGATCCCGTACACGCGGCTAAGCGTCATGAGGTTATGAATCAGCACCGTTTCGCCGAGAACGCCGATGCCTTTGGCCGTGTTCTCGAACTGCTCGACGATCCGCTCGGCACCTAATGCACCGACGTTGATCTCGCGGGGCTGCGATTGGGCGAGCGTAATCGGCCCGGCAGCCAGGAGCCCGCCGAGCGGGTGATATGAGAAAATGGTTTTCGCAAGCTCGTAACTCGGCCCGGTTCCCGGAACGATCGCCGGCGCCATCAGCATTTGCACCAGCGGCGAATCGGGCGAGCCGTCGACGCCGAGGTAGGCAAAGCTCGAATCCTGGGAGACGCTGCTCTCGTACAACTTACCCGCCTCCGAAACACATGGTTCCGGAATAACTCCAGGCCGTTATTCCGTTGCCGTTCGTCGTCTTGAATACCAGCGGAATCGCCTCCGGGTTCGCCTCGAAGTGCAGCACCAACCCCTCGCGGATGAGCCGCTGCGTTTCTTCCATCGTCGACCCAGCAGCCGCGATTCCCGGCACTTCCTCGACGTAGGCGCTGTAGCCGGTTGCGGTTTTCTCGATAACGACCGTCATGCTAAATCCCCTTTCGCTGGCCGCTCGCCGTGCCCCGCGTCACCACCACGCCATAGCAGAATACGTCAAGACAATCCAGGCCGTCAGTTTCTTTCGAGCCAAGCCGGAAGCCCCCAACCTGGCTGAGGAAGTGGTTCGCCGGGCGCCCTTTGTGAACCGTCGTCTTATTATAGGCGTCCTCGGTGATTTTGATATCGCCAGCAATGACGTAAGGACTTGCGGCAATAGCCCGTTCTTCTTTGCCGAGAGCCGTCAGTTTCGAATCGATCGCGGTCGCTAAGGATCGACGGCCCTCCTTGCGCGCGAGGTTCTGGGATTGCTGGATGAGGACGATCCCGGTCCCCTTGTCCTCGATAAGTGCCCCGGAGTAGCCCTTCCGAGCTCCGCATTGCCGGGCGAGCTCCTCCCCTCGAGCGTGAACACTCGGGAGCCAATCGGCTTGGTCTGCGCCCTCGATTTGAATCAATTGCCAATCTAAGATAAGGGTTTGCGGATGGGTGAGCGTGTTATAGCTGAACCAGGCGACCGCCGTCGAGTTATGCTTCTGCCCAGCCTTGATCGCGGTATCGATAACGGCGAAAACCGTATCGCACTTGGTCGGCATCGGCATGGGGACGAGCAGTGGCTTGCCGTAAGGATCGAGACGCCCATCTTCGGCTGGAACGAGCAGGTCGTCCGTATTGAAGAACGCTGCTCCACGAGGCTTCGGGTCCTGCTGGTAAAGAGCGCCCCAGACGTAGGGCCCGACCGTTCCCCGCACCTTCTCGAGCGTTTCGCGGTCTTCGTGCTCAGGCCAAAGCGGTTCCCCGAGCTCACGCTTGAGGGGGTCGTCAACGCTATCGCAGAGCGCCGGCAGCCGGAGGACGGTCCATTGGTCGCCGCCGGCGGATTGCGCCTCCAAGAGCCTTCCGGCGAGATCGTCGGAATTCCAGCGTGTTTGCACCAGGATTATGCGGTTCCGGGTGAGGGCTTTCTTACGGGTATAGACCTCCGCAAGATACCAATTCCACACTTTGTCCCGGGTCGTCATCGATTCGGCCTCGACGGCACCTTTCAAGGGGTCGTCGATAATCGTTAGGTTGGAGCGGTGCCCCGAGATACCGCCGCCGACGCCGGCCGCAAGGTAGACTCCGCCATTCGTGGTCGTCCAACGCTCGACGCTCTCCGTGAGCAGCCCGTAGCCCAGGGTCTGCGTGTTCTGGCGAATGTACCGCTGGATCTTGCCGCTGATTTCCTCGGCCAGCCCTGAGCCGTAGGAGCAGCCGATGACGTTCAGCCGATCGCCCTGGGCGAGGAACCACGTCGGAAAAAGAATCGAGGCATAGAGCGTCTTCGCATAGCCCGGAGGCATGAAGACCATGAGCCGATCGATTTCACCGGCTGCCACCCGCTTAAGCTGCCGAAGGAGCGCCAAATGGTGCCGCGCCGGCAGGTGGCCCTCAGGGGTTAAGGCTTCGATCGTCCAAGCCGCTAAGTTCTTCCGGCAGGTCCTCGTCCACAACAGCCTCGAGGAACGCTCGGACTTTTCGACTTCTTCCCTTGATTTCTCTAGCGAGCTCTGCATCGGTCATCATTGAGAGGTCGTCGGTTGTGACGCTGGCGACCATCTGCACGGGCATCCCTTGGATTCGGTTTAAGAGGTGATTTGCCGCTTGGACTCGGGTCGGAACGGTATGCGAGGGATCATTCGACCCTTTGAAGGCGATATCCCAAAGAAGTTGCATGAGCGATTCAGCGCGCCGGTAGTTCGCCTCTTTGCGCGCCTCGCCGGCTTCGGAGAACTTGCCTCGGCCGGGCCCTGCCTCGATGAACTCGAATGCAGGCGTCGGACGCCCTGCACCTTTCGGTGGACCACCCCAGCCCTCGCCAACACCCTCCCCGTTTCCCGGCGGGAATCTTCCGTCTTTCCCGCGCACGCGTGAGGTTTTATCGAGCGGTGCCCCCTCGTTTTCCGAGTTTTGTTCATTCGGGTCCATTTGGAAGCATTATAGCAAGCGAGTCGTAGTTCCCCGTAAAAGCAATACGCCGGGGTTCGTGGATTAGGATTTACGAAAATGGGCCCGGTTCTAACCTGCCCGGCATCCGTATTCAGGAGCCTAAGCAGGTTCTGCCCGTATATCCGTGATTCTCTCGCTTCGCAGGTTTGCTCGTCTTAGCGAGCCGTAGCGAGCGTTTTCGAGGAGTCTTGGGCACTTAAAGATTTAGGTACCTGCAAACGCCTGGGTGCGTTGTCCTTGCGGATGGTAAATCTAGCGCAGCCGCAGCCGCCCAAGCAGCGGTTTGGGGCGTAGAAACTGTGCATCGGGAGGGAATGACCGCAGATGCATCGCTTGAGTTTACGGGGCTTGGGCATCTTAAATCTGCTTGACGAAGCTCGCCTGGTACACGAAATGGCCGTCCAGGAGGATGTAGGCGCTCGTGCAGGTCTGATTTTGGCAGTAGAGCTGTGCGCTGTGGGTTGGCGGCGGGACCGGGCTCGGGGAGGGCGCTGGGGGCTTGGGAAGCGGCGACGTCTGAACGGCCGGCGATCGACTTGGCGAGACATTCGGGGCCGGGGTCGCGCCGTAGACCATCAGGACCAGGGCCACGCCGAGAACGAATCCGCGGATCATGCGCTGGCTTTCTCCTCTTTTTTGGCGAGGCGTTTGCGTTTGGCGGCGTTTTTCGCCCGAGCAGCAGCGCCTTTGCGGCCGAGCTCGACGTAGTGGTCGTGGCCGTACCGATCCCGCAGGGCCTCGCCGCCCTTCTTGCCCATCTCGGCGTAGAATTCGGGGCCGTAGCGCTCTTTGACGACGTTTCCGCCCATCCGACCGGCCTTTTTCGTGTCCATCCCTCTTAAGATAGCAGGCGAGGACTCCTCTTGTCAAAAGAGGGCTTTACTTGGCGAGCCATGGCGTGCTAGACTTAGTTTATCGGGGTTCCAATGGGCCCCAAGGAGGACTCGAAATCAGATGGCTAAGACCAAAGGTTATACGGACGCGAAGTGCCCGCAATGCGGTGGCCAACTTTTCTCGTCGACCCCACCGTGGGAAGCGCCCAAGGGGCAGAAGATTCCCGTCGATACCTGTATGACGCATGGGAAGGTGGCCTGAAATGGCGCTTGACGATTCCGTTCAGATTGTCGTGACGATGCAGGCTTACTGTGCGGCGATGCGCGCCTTGCAAGACGAAATCACCAAGGAGCTATTCTCGAACCCCGATTTCGCTCGTAACTCCGAGTATTTCTGGGATAAAGTCAAGCAGCTTTCCGAGTTGCGCCACGTTTACGAGGCGGCTCCGTTTGTTTCGCGTGAGGGCCGCGAACCTGCCGAGGAATCGGCGAACGCGGCCGATGAGATTCCGGCATGAGCAAGAGCGACCGCTTCCGCCTGCTGGTCCAGGAATGCGCCAAGAATCTGCAACGGCGGGGATGGAACCCGCGAAAGAAAGACGCGAAATGCTGAGTATCGGACGTTTCGATTCTCTGCGTGATTATCAAGCCGACGCACTCGAACAACTCCTGAATCCGCCTGCTAATGTCACGCGCGATCTTGCGGTTATGGCGACCGGCGGAGGGAAAACGATTCTCTTCGCCGCTCTCATCGAGCGTCTATTGGCTCCAGGCCAGCGCGCACTCGTCCTCGCCCACCGCGAAGAATTGCTTGACCAAGCTGCGGCGAAGATCGCGATGGTCGACCCAGCCCTGCACGTAGAGATCGAGCAGGCGCAACGGCGCGCGCCTCGCCAAAACGGGCTTTTTTCGCATCCCGGGCAGCGCTCTGTCGTCGTTGCCTGTGTTCCGTCACTCCACGAACGCCGCCGCAAAGACTTCGAGCCGAACGCCTTCGATCTCGTTATTGTCGACGAAGCACACCATTCGACCGCCGACTCGTATATCGATATTTTGACGTACTTTGGGTGCCTTGATGAACGCGAGACGAGGCTTGTCGGCGTGACCGCTACTCCGAACCGTACCGATGGCAAACCGCTTGGGGACGTCTATCAGCGGATCGCGTGCGATTACGGAATCCGCGAGCTCGTCGCACGCGATTGGCTCGTTCATCCGAAAGCAATCCGCCTCCAGACCACAATCGATATTTCTGGAGTTACGATGCGTGCCGGCGATTTCGCGATCGGCGAGCTCCAGAGCGCCGTGAATATCGACGAGCGGAACGGGATCATCCTGCGGGCCTTGCGCGACTACTGCGCTAATCGACAGACAATCGTCTTTTGTGCCGGCGTCGAGCACGCGCACGAAATTGCTTCCCTCGCGATCGCGGCCGGTTTTTCGGCGAAACCCATCTGGGGAGCGATGCCGAAAGAGGATCGCGCTGCCGATCTTGAGGCGTTCCGTAATCGCGAAATCCAGATTTTGACGAATTTTGGTGTTTTAACCGAAGGATTCGACGTTCCCAGCGTTAGCGCCATTATTCTCGGTCGCCCGACTAAGAGCAATCTGCTTATGACACAGATGGTCGGACGCGGGCTCCGGCT